CAGTTAGAAGATGTAAAAAATAAAGAAATGGAAGAAAAACTTATAAAACAAAGAGAAAAAATATTATTAAGTGAATATGCTCAAGCAGGTTCATTAGTTTATATTATCAAAGTTAAAACATTTCCTAACGGAGAATATATTGTCAAAATTGGTCATAGCACAAAAGGAATACATAATAGATATATTGAACACAAAGGAAATTATGATGAATGTTTACTATTAAATTGTTTTATTGTAGATAAAAGTTATGACTTTGAACAATTTTTAATTCATCATGATAACATTAGATTAAACAAAGTAACTGATTTAATTGGTCATGAAAAGGGAAATGAATTATTTTTGATAGGTAAAAATTTAACATATCAAATACTCGTTCATATAATTCAAAGTAATATTAAAAATTATAACTTTAGTATTAGTGAATTATTGAAAGAAAATGAATTATTAAAAAAATTGCAAATACAATCAACGAACATTCAAAATAATAATTGTAATACAAATGATAATGTAGAAATTCATGAATTGTTATTAGAGCTAACCAAAACAGTCAAACAATTGTCCAGTAAGATTGATAATCTAGAAAAAATTAACAAAGACTTATTAGAAAAAATAAATTCAACACAAACAAAAGTATCCACAGGGTTCAATGAACCATTAGTTACACTCGGACCAAGACTACAAAAAATTAATCCCGAAACATTGGATATTGTCAAGGTATATGAAAGTGTTAGTGAAGCAATGAAAGAAAATGCTCAAATCAAACGACCTAGTATTAATAAAGCAATTTCTGAAAATACTATTTATTGCGGATTTAGATGGCTTTTTGTAGAGAGAAATCTAGATCCCAATATCATAACACATATTGAACCTACAAAACAAACAAAAATACAAAATTTAGGATATATTGCCAAATTGAATGCAGAAAAAAATGAAATTTTAAACGTTTATTTAGATAGAAAAACTGCCGCGAACTTAAATGGATATTCAGCTTCATCCGCTTTAGATGTCCCAGTCAAGAAATACATAATAACAAATGGACACTATTATAAATTATATGAATATTGTAATGAAGAATTAATAAACAATTATGAGACTAAATATGGTAGTCCTATTTTATACAAAAATGGCATTGGACAATATGATTTACAAGGTAATCTTGTAAAGGAATTCGCGTGCAAATATGATTGTATTAAAATTCTATCTATAAGTGATAAAACATTAACAAAAGCATTAGAAAAAAATATTCCTTATAATGGTTATTTTTTCAAAGAACTTGGAAGCAAATTAGCTAGCATAAATTAACATTTTTATAACTTTCATCCCCTCAACTCAAACTTATCATTCATATTATCCCTATAAAATGATTCTATATGATAAACTGTTACCCTGGCAAACTGTAAATTTTCAAATGTGGCAATAGATAATTGTTTTTTTATAAGACGATTTGTTTCTTGTATATCTTCATTTTTTATTTCTATTTTAGAAGCTTCAATAGAATTGATCAATTTCTGCTTCAACTTTGACATTTTTTATTAAAAAAGTTTTGAAAATATAAAATACTTTCAATTTTTTTATTTTTTTAACATTTTTGTTTTATTTTTTATTAAAAATATATATTAGCGTTATAAATAATTAAATATTATAATTTATTTAATTATTATTATGAAATTGTTAGTAACTGGTTGTTGTGGATTCATTGGATCCAATTTTGTAAATTATTATTTCCATTCAAATCCTGATGTTGAAATTATAAATTTAGATGCTTTGTATTATTGCGCTTCAGAAAATAATATTCAAGAAGAAATAAGAAAATCTGGACGATATCACTTAATAAAAGGTAATTTATGTTCATTTGATTTAATTTCAAATATATTAGACATTTATCAAATTGATACTGTAATCCATTTTGCAGCTCAATCTCATGTTCAGAATTCATTTGATAATGCTTTACAATATACACATGATAATGTAGTAGGAACACATACATTATTAGAGGCATGTAGGAAATATGGAAAAATAAATAAATTTATTCATATTTCTACAGATGAAGTTTATGGAGAATCTATGTTAACAGAAAATGAAGAAAAGAAACATGAAGGGTCAGTATTATGCCCAACTAATCCTTATGCAGCTACAAAAGCTGCTGCAGAATTAATAGCAAAATCATATTATCATTCATTTAAAATGCCAATTATTATTACACGCGGTAACAATGTTTATGGAGTAAATCAGTATCCTGAAAAATTAATCCCTAGATTTATTGAGCAATTATTTTCAAAAAACCCTGTTACAATTCAAGGCGATGGATCCAATGTTAGGGCTTTTTTACATGTAAATGACGTTTGTAGTGCTTTAAAATTAATTCTTGAAAAGGGTCAAATCGGTGAAGTATATAATATTGGAAGCGACGATCATCAGGAATATACAGTATTAGAAATTGCAAATATACTTATTGATAAAATTATTAACTTAAATAAAGATTCATCATTTTTATACAAAGATTGGATTAAATATATTGAAGATCGTCCTTTTAATGATAAACGTTATTATATTAGTAATAAAAAAGTAAAAGATTTGGGTTGGAATATAGAAATTGATTTTGATAAAGGCATTGACGAAGTAATTGAAAAAATGAAAAATAAATAATTATTTATAGATTTTTTGTTTTCGTTTTCGTTTTCGTTTTCGTTTTTTTGTATTTAAAATTATTTTTTTTCGTTTTTTTACGTTTAAAATTCTTTTTCTTAGTTTTTCCGCCTAAAATACCAGCTAAATATAATGCTCCAACAGATATTAATCCAGTTGATGCGACACCAGCAGCTATTGTGCCTTTGTTATTACTAACAAATTTAGATGCATCTTTTTTAAATTTAGATGCATCTTTTTTAAATTTACTTAATCTAGATTCTTCAGAATTGATTATATTATTTTGATAATAGGGTGGAATACAATTATCTACATTATAATTTAAATTAAAATTTTCTAGTGAATAAGTGTCATTTTTTAAATCAATTTTTAAACTTAAATTACAATTACCACAATCATATTCTGGATTCAGTTCATTATCATATGTAATAATAATTTTGCATCTATAATTGATTAAAATATATTGTTCTTTATCAGTTAAAAATAGTGAAATATCTTTATTTACACTAGTTTGATTAGAAAACTCTGGATTAACTTTATTATTTACAAATATAATTAGTGCATTGCTGAAAAAATTTATTATATTTTGACACATCAATAGGTCAATCTTTAAAACTGTATTCATTTTTATTAAAGTTTTATTGTTTTCCATTGTTTTCATAATAAATAAATTAAAATTATTAACAGTTTTATTATAATCATCTTCTACAATTATTTGGTCTTTTGGTAATAAATTATTATTTAAATAAATTACTGTTCGTAATATATCCATATATATTTGCCTTTTGAACTGAGTATCAAAATAAGAATAACCTTTATTTTGTTTAAATATAGAACTATTTGTTATATATAAACTATAAGCCAATAATTTATCCAAACTCATTTCTGATTTTTTCTGAAAATTAGAACTTATATTAAATACTTTCTCAGGTAAAAATAAATCCGATGGCATTGCAAAAATATCATTTAATTCATATTCTTTAATAAGATCTTCCTGATAATTTTTAATTATATATTCTATAATTTCAGTTTTGGGAAAATAAGAAGAATCTTTTTTTATTTGAAGCATATAATTACTTATAATTGCTTTATTTCTAACAGTAATATCTTTCTCTTTATTATTTTTTATTTTATCATTTCTTTTACTCATATATTCATACAATAAAAAATAAAAAACAATAATTATTTACATTTTACATTCTTAAAAAGTTACTATTATTCTAATATTTCATATTCCTTACCATTCCATTTTACATTTTTACAATTAAATAACTGATTCATGTTTATAACCTCTGGCTTATCCTCAAATGCTATTTTTCTAAATAAAGTATTAATTTGTGAATCATCTCTAAATCTAGCACTATAATCTTGCTGTATATTATTTCTCCCAATACGCCCTAAAGCCTGAATAATTTTTTCTTGTGTTAAATTTAAATCTTTACTCAAATAACCGTGACAAAACTGATAATTAGTTCCATAAATATAATCACTATCCGCAATAATTAAATATAATTTTTGTTGATCTGCCAATTTTTTCATAATTTCAGTATAGGCACTACTTTTATGCTCGGTAAATACTCCGATTCCTAGTAATAATAATATTTTCCAACTATCATCTACATCTTTAAGAGACATAATAGCAATTATAAATTCTTCCTCAATATTACTAGTAAAAGCATTAGATGTATTTAAATCTTTTGTCCATTTTTCTAAATGAGCTAATCTATTAGGAATAAATATATCATTAAGGGATGCATTTTTTATCATACTTCTAAGAGATATAATATCATCTTTCATTTTAACTATTTTTTTATCCTCGGATTTACCAATTAAATTATTTGCTATTTTTGTTTTTTCCTTTTTGTCTTTTTTATTTTGAAGATTTTTAGCCTCTTTTGAATTATCCTGTGTTCCACTACTAAATTTTGAAATTAATTTTTCTTCTTCAAATTCTAACTCTTTTTCAATTTGATCAATTCTTTCATTAATTTTATTATTATAATCAATCTTTTCCATAATTTCTTTCATAACTAAAGAAGGAATATTTGCTTGCTGAATACAAAATTTTGCAATTTTTTGAAGTTCATTTGCAATAAATATTGTTGGACCATCTGTTAACGTATATGCATCTTTTGTAGTAATATAAATTCCATTTGTTCCTGGCATTTCATTATTTTCTGAAATTATAGATTCACTATTTGTTCTTTGAATTGATGAATCTTTTTTATAGTTAATCATTGAATTACTATTATCTTTTATTATAAGAGAATTATTTGATTTAATTCTTTTTATTCTTGATATTTTAAAATGATTATAAATTTTAATCCACAATGCTGGTGAAATATTTTTTAATACTTTTAGATAATGTAATTTTATAGTTTTCATATTAATATCATTTACAGAAGCAAAATTTCTATAAAATTGTGATGAGCTGCGAATCATATTATTTATTTCACTATAATAGATAAAATCGGATGCTTCCTTAAGATCAAAATATCTTAATAATGTCAAATTTTCTTCACAATGTTGAACAATTTCTAAAATTTGATTATAATCCTCATTTAGATAATGAGGCATAACAATAAACCCATTATTATCAATTAAAGGAATTGTTTTACGACAATCATGACTTACAATATTATTTATTAAAGCACCGGGGAATTTTTCTTGAAAATCTGATATTGTTTGTGTTAATTCATGCATTTTCGGTAATGTAGCTGAAGATAAGACTACGTTTGGAATGATATTTTCTTTCCAATTTTTTTTAATTATTTCATGTAATTCATGTTCTTCATAATCCATTGTGATTGTTGGTTCATCCCAATATGTAATTATATTATTTGCATCATTAAATGCTAACATATAATACATTGAAGCTATATATGATCTTATATCACAAATTATGATTTCAACTTTATCTCCAACACTATTATCAACCTTTTTAATTTGCCCACTACGAATATCTTTAGTATATTCTTTAGCGGCAAAATAATGCAAACGCACGTCTTCTGCTGAGGAACATCCAAATGCAAAAGCTATTTTTTTATTGATTGAAATAGCTGATCTTGCTAAGGCTAAACCAACATGTCGTGCAGCGCAAACAAATATTACTTTATATTTTTCAGATAGACCAAGTGGAGTTAAAGTCTTACCTGTTCCAGTGGGAGCAATATATAATATTAATTTTGGTTTTAAAGATCTAACTGCATTATATATCTCTTTTTGATGTTCATAAAGATATAAATCATTATATTTTAAGATATTTGTATTTTTTTCAATAAATTCAACAGAGTTATTTAAAATATACAATAGTTCAACATCTTTTTCAAAATTTTCAATAAAAGTAGCAATAATATCTTTAATAAAATGATTCACTTTTTCTACATTATTTTTTATTAATTGATTAAGAGTATAATAATAATACATCCATATATTTTTGTTATTTGTTTTATTTATTAGCATTTGTTCCAAATTATTATATAGAATAAATTCATATATATTTGTTTTTTTAAAATCAATATATTCAGAATCTAGTCTTGCTAAACGGATTTGGTCACCACTTTTTAAACGAACAATACTTGAAGCATTTATATAATATATTTTATTGGTATTTTGTTCTAAAGATTTAGAACGTTTTGATAGATTTTCAGATGAAAATTTGATGAAGTCAATATTATTATTTTTAACAAGATCTTTTATTTTATCTGAAAAATATTTTACATATAAAAACTCTTCAATATTAGTATTGTATTCAATTTTTAGATATGAAAATAGAGAATCTGTTTTATTAACTTTTAAATGAACATTTGAAAATCCGTTAGTAATTAATTGCAAAATTTCATTTTCATCCTTAGAAACTGGTATTTCTATAGAATCCCATTCTGATTTTGATAGTTTTCTTTGTTTAAGATCCATGATTAATAATATTATAAATTGATAAACTGTGTAATTTATAAAATCAATTTTATTTTTATTTTAAAATTGAAATATTTATTTTTACATTAGTTAAATGTAAAGATAATAAATAAAATAATATTTTAGATGATGCCCAAAAATTATAAAATTGTTTCAGTTGAAGGAAATATTGGTTCGGGTAAATCAACTCTTTTAGAAAATCTACGAATTTATTATCAAAATAATAAAAATATAATATTTTTAAAAGAACCGGTTGATGATTGGGAAAAAATTAAAGACCAACAAGGAAATACAATGTTAAAAAAATTTTATGATAATCAAGAAAAATATTCATTTGCTTTTCAAATGATGGCTTATATTTCAAGATTAAAGATTTTAAGAGACACAATTAAAGAAATTAATTTACCACAAAATATAGATGAAAAATATATAATTATTACTGAACGTAGTTTATATACGGACAAAAATGTTTTTGCAAAAATGTTATATGATCAAGGAAAAATTGAGGATGTTTGTTACCAGATTTATTTAAATTGGTTTAACGAATTTATTGGTGATTTTAAAATAGATTATATTATCTATGTAAAAACTGAACCAAAAAAATGTTATCAGCGAATTCATAAAAGATCACGCGATGGAGAAGAAATTATTCCAATTGATTATTTGATTCAATGTGATAATTATCATAATGATTTTATTAATATAAATGATAATTTTGAAATAAAAATAGAAAAATTAGTATTGAATGGAAATATAGATATTTTTGAAAATAAAAATATTATTGAGTCATGGTTATCCCAAATTAATAACATTGTTGAATTATTTATTTGAATTCTTCAACAGTATGATCAATATGCTCAAGTTGTATATAACTTGGCGATGTTTGATAAGTATTTTTAATAAATTCTTTAAATATTTCATAAGTTAATCTATCATTTTTGCAAAAATTAATTATTTTTTCAATAATTTCATTTGATTCTCTGTATCGTATGCCGTTTTTACCATATGCATAAAAGGGATAATATGACAACAATTTAGGATAATAATTATTCATAAATGTTGCAATACTTTTATATTCACTAAATCTATAATAACTATTAGATAGAAACATGATAGCTTTTATCCAATTAAAATTTTGTTTGCTCCTATTTTCAATGTGAGTTATCAAATGGTCTAATATTTTATGATGCATTATAAAATGATGAGGAACAAATGTTCCTTCAATTGATGGTTCTATAGCATCTAACCCGGTTAATTCATAAATTGACCTTGAATATTCATTTTTATTAAATTCATTTTTTGCACATTCCTGTAAAATAGCAAATTTATAAATATTAGTAGATTTATCATATAAATCCCATTTCTGTAATATGATTAAATCTGAATCCCATACTACATAAGGATCTGATAAATTTTTTATCTGTTTATAAGCACCAATCTTTATTAATTGCTGATACCACCATCCATATTCTCTAGATTGTTCATCTTTCCATGTGTACCATTTAAAAATATCGGTTTTTGTTAAACCATAATTAATAGTAAAATACTCTTCTTCATCTATAAAAATGATTGTTGTATTATTAATATTCCAATGTAAACATTCTTTTTCTAAAATTTCAGAATCTGTATTATTAGTTATTATATAAATATTTTTTGGGTAATAATTAACTATTATAGATTCAATTGTTACCCTAATTATTATATTATTTTTACATACAGGAATAACAAAATCTAACGCACTCTCTTGATCAATCATTTATATAAGTTATATTGAAAATAAAATATTATATATCCATAATTAAAATAATATTTTACCGCAGAAATTTTATAATCTTCTGTCTTATATTTAGTGATCTACATTATTTTTAGAAAAATATAAAAAATAATGATATTGCAAATATAAAAAGAATTATTCATTATATAATATATAATATATGTGCACAGGTATATTTATAAAAACAGATAATGATGAATATATTCAAGCAAGAACTATGGAATTCGCATATAAATTAAGAATAACTCCATATGTAACTCCAAATATTATTGGATGCGCAGTAGATAATACAGATTTTTTAGATGGAATTAATATACACGGATTATGCGTAATGTCATTTTATTTCAAATGTTCTGTAAGTTATAATAAAGACGATTTAAAAAATAAAATTAATTTAGCTAGTTATAAATTAACTGGATATTTTTTAAACAATGCTAAATCTGTAAATGATGTTAAAAGGATGTCTAAAAATATAAATATAAATAGTGAAAAATATGGAGATCCGTTTTATAGTATAATTCCTTTACATTGGTTCATTAGTGATAAAAGTGGCAAAACTATAATTATAGAAGCGAAAAAAGGCTCATTGTATTGTTACGACAATTCAAAATATAAAGTTTGTTCAAATAATCCTACATTTGAAGAGCAGACAAAATCTTTAAAAACATTAATTAGTAAAAATAATTTTTTCAAAGATTTTGCCTGTAATCCGAATAAAGATGATGATTGTGGTTTAGGAAAAGGTTTAATAGGGATGCCTGGTGATTATAGTAGTATTAGTCGTTTTGCTAGGGCATATTTATTAAGTAAAACTCTAATTTTATCACCAAAAATTACTAAAATATCAAATATTGATAATATATTTCATTTTATGAATAATTTTGATATAGTTTATGGAGCAGTTAAAGATTGTAAAAAAGAAGAAAAACATGTAGATTTTACACAATATACCGTTGTTTATGATTTAACAAATTTAAAAGCACATTATAGAACATTTGCTAATCCTGAAATAAGAATGTTAAGTTTTAAAGCAACACCTAATCAAAAAAATAAGATGTCTTCAAGTAAAATGTCTAAAAAACGTATTTATAATAAAATAAAAAAAACGAGAAGACGAATATAACTATTATTTTTGTTTTTCTAAATCCATATTTATATTCTTCTTTTTATTTGTATTTGTATTATTTGTAATTTCTAGAGCATATTGTCCACAAGGACCACAATGGTCTTCATTTGATAAATCTATTTTTTTGTTCATTTGCATATTACAATTTTCAATTCTCCATCTACCAACAGGTTTTGGTAGATTTTTAATTGAAAATTGTTTTATAATAGAATTAATGAAATTCATTAATATATTAATAACAATTTTATATTTAAGTATTTTTTGTATACTTAATTAGATTTATAAAATATAAAATATAAAATAATAAAATTGAAATTAATTAAATTATAATTTTTATAAAAAAAATAATGTTATTGAAAAAGAATCAACAAAAAATATATCCAATATGCGAATATGTTTTAAATTTTAATGGATATATTAATAGTTCAAAATTAAATTCTATTGGTTTAGTTTTGTATAAAAACAATGAAGAAGTATGGGGACAATCAAGATATATTGGAAGCAACTTATTATTTGAGGAAATATATTATCATGCCTTAATTATTGGTCTTGAACATGCAATTGATGATAATATAAAAATATTATCTGTTTGTTGTGATAATATTATAATAATAAAGCAAATTAATAATTTGTTAAAAGTTGACTCAAAATTATTATTATTATTATTAGAAAAAATCAACGATCTTAAAAAATCATTTAAATATATAGATTTTAATTACATAAATGATACTAAAAGAGCTAATGAATTATCAAAAATTGCATTAGAAAAATAGTAAATAAGTTTTGTAAAATTTTTATATATTTATATATTTATATATTTATATATTTATATATTTATATAAATATGTCTATGAATAATGTAGATTCTTCAAATATATCATCATTAAAAGTTGCTATAGAAAGAAAACAATTAGTTACTTATACATTAAAAGGATCTTTTATGTTAACTTATATATTATTACTTACTACTGGAACAATTACATTAATTGAAGCTCTAAGAACTTCTATTCCAAATGTGCGTCATATTATGAATTTAGAAACTGTAATTTCAATAGTTGCTGGATATTTTTATTCTACTTTTATATCAAAACTAGATACATATGAAAAAGAAGGAAAATCTATTGATTGGGAAGATATAACAAAAACTAGATATTTGGATTGGTCTATTACAACTCCTATTATGTTATTAGGTCTTTGTATAGTGTTAACCCATAATGTAAATAAAAAAGTTAGATTTTCATCTATGATGCTTATTATTGCATTAAATTATACTATGTTATTATTGGGTTATTTAGGTGAAATACAAGTAATAAATCGTATTGTAGCATTAATAGGTGGATTTATTCCATTTTTTGCAATGTTCTATATAATTTATATTAGATATGTAAAACCATATAATAACTCAGTAAATAAATTTTTATTAGGATTTTATGTTTTTTTCTGGTCATTTTATGGTATAGTTTATGAATTCCCAATAGAATATAAAAATATTATATTGAATATTTTAGATCTAATAGCAAAATGTTTAATAGGCATAGGATTTTGGATTTATTATACTAATTTGTTAGTTTGGAAATAAATAGAATAAGTAGCACAATACAAATTTTTTAATTCTCCAATAAAGCAATACTAAGAATTGAATTAGGTTTATATCTTAAAAAATCTAATTCTTCTTTTGTTGTTGGAAATAATTCTTTACCATATATATCTTGTAACATTAACCATTCAAACATACCTCCAATAAAAATAAAAATATTGTAGAAACCAAGAGATAATAATTGTTTGTATTTTTTGTAAATGGATTCGTCATTACAATTTTTCCCATAAATAATAATTCTTATATTTTTATTTTTTTTTAAGTATTTATTAATTACTATTTCTTCTTCTTCTGCCAAAGTTGTATTGATAATTAAACATTTTTGATCAGAAATAGATAATGTATTAATTATTAAATACAATTCTGGATTTTTAATTATAGTTTGCATATCTTCAAAATTAATTTTTTTCATTGATTGAGTATTACCCATATTTATATTTATATTAATAATTTTTAAATAATATATTTTTTTATATAATATTTTATAAAATATTTTATATAATATTCTAAAAAGTTAATTAAACTGAACTACAATTTCAACCTTTTCTTTTTTAATACTTTTAGTTGCCGAAATTGATAGTTCCTCTCTTTTCTTCCTAGTTTTGGTATTATCCAAAGTTAATTCCTTACGTTTAGAAGTGCTATTACGATTATTCATATCTTTTTCAATTGTTTCATAATTAGATTCAATATATTCAATAACTCTATTTTCTAATGCCCATTTGAAGAAATTCAATTGACCAATTGTAGTTTCAATATATTTACCATTTGTATAAGGTATACTAATACGTTCCCATCTACAAAATGGATCAAAACGTTTCTTACTATATGCTTTTAATTTTAATTTATAATCATCATATACTTTAAATCGTCTTGCTATATTATCATGAGTTTGATCAATTATATATAAAGTATAATATTTTTTAGCATAATTAGTAGCAAACCAATCAACAATTCTTAATGAAATTTTTGAATCTCCAGTAATTATTCTTAACATTTTATCCAAATTATTATTTGGATTAAATTCCCCATCTAAATTAGTATTATAAAAATTTAGCAGATTCTTTAATAGTAAATCATTCTGCGTTGTATAAGTTGAGTTATTCATTATTTAAACTAACATGAAATTTTTTAAGTAGTTTTTAAACTAAATTGTATATTTTTTTTGAAAAAATTTTAATCAATGTATTTATTATGAAAGGACATCCGGAAGAAGAAAGAAAGCCAGGTGAAGAAGAAGAAGAAGATTTTTTTAAAGATTATTTAGGATGTTTAAAACAAAAAACAAAAGATTGTATTATAAAAAAAATAGATGAAATTATAACAAATTCAAAATTAAAATTTGTAAATGATATTGCGATTCTAGGTGTAAAAATTGAGGAACAGGAATTAAAATTTGACGATCAACAAGTAGAAATAGACGATCTACAAGTAAAAATTGATAATCAACAAGTAAAAATTGATGCACAAGTTGTAAAAATTGAGGAACAGATGGTAAATATTGCAGAACAGATGGTAAATATTAAAGAACAGGGTTTAAAAATTGACGCACAGGGATTAAAAATTGAGGAACAAATGGTAAATATTGCAGCACAGATGGGAAATATTGAGGAACAGAGATTAAAAATTGATACACAGGGATTAAAAATTGACGCACAGGGATTAAAAATTGAGGAACATGGAGTAAAAATTGAGGAACAAGGAGTAAAAATTGCCGATTTAGATAATACTTATATAAAAGAATATTTTAGAGCCACTGATCCAGGCAAAATAAAAAAAACAATTGATGTAAATGATTCTTCTATAAGAGTTGGTTTATCAACAATTGCAGATTATGATGGTAACCCATCTAGTTTTACAAATAAAAATTTACTAGGAAATATTAGTTTAGGAAATAGTTGTTTGGGAAATTTAGTTGCTCAAGATAAAATTCAATTAATAAAAGGTAAAAGAAATGTTTCTATAGGAAATGGTGTTTTAGGATTTAATGAATCTGGGGATTTTAATACTGGTATTGGTCATAATGGAATGATTAATAATATCTCTGGAAGCGCAAATTCGGCATACGGATATGCTGCCTTAAGTGATAATCTTGTAGGTATTAATAATACAGCTATAGGATCATCTGCTTTAACTTATAATTTTGGATCTAATAATTCAGCGTTAGGAAGATGGGCTGGTAAACCTTTAGATGGTAAAACTAACCTTTATTGGGATTGGACTACTTGTCTTGGTAGTCAAACACAAGCAACAAATAGTTATCAAGTTGTTTTGGGAACAGATCTTCAAACTGTGCATCAATTTTTTCCATCACAAATTAAATCCTCTGATCCACGTTTTCAGAAAAATTCTGAACCTTGCTCTTTAAGCCTAAATTTTATAAATAAATTAAAACCAATTCAATTTCAAACTTTAAATTCTAATCCTATTGATAAAACCTCAAGAACATATTTAGGTTTAAATGCTAAAGATGTAAAAGCTGCTCTAAATTCTGATAAAGATTCTGATAAAGCTACTGATAAAGATTATGCATTATATACAAATGAAGCTCTTAGAGGAGGGTTTGTCGGGGAAACAGTATCTTATGAACAGTTGATTCCGGCTATGATAAATGCAATTCAGGATTTAAGTAAACAAGTAGAAGAAATGAAAGAAGTGATAGAGAAATTTAAGGGCAGAAAGAGATTTGGGTTTGCTTGATAATAATTTAGAAGGATAAATTAAAAATCTATGCGTATTTTTTTGTATTATTATTAATTTTACACCTTTGCACTTTCAAATCGCCGATTATATAACCCTGAGATCGCCTTTGACGATTTATCGGGTAAAAAAGGCAAATTATCAGTAGCAAAGTAACAGTTACCAAAGCACGTTCAAAGAACGCCTACTTAAAGTGGGCGTTTTAAATGTGCAATGGTGTAATAAAACGGTTTAAAATTAAAATTAATAAATTTGATTTTTTACAAATGAATAGAATAATAATTATTAATGAAAATTATGTAAATTGGAAAAATATAGTTAATTAGTTCATAATTAAATAATTAATTATTTATATCTAGAATAAATATTTCTATAAAATAATTTGTGTAAAAAATATAATATTATGATAATTTATAAAATGACACATCTAGTTGTTGAAATTCTTGCTGATATTAAAGAAGCTGTAAAAGCCGTAGAGAATATTAAGAGTTTAGTTACTAGTGCTGAGACTAAAGTTGAATCTGCTAGAAAGTCTCTTGATATAAGAAGAAATGATCTTGATCTAGGTAATAAAAATCTAGCTGTTTCTTCTAATGCACTTACAAATGCAATTAATACAGTTAAAGTGGCAAAAGAAGAAGAGGGAAGAAGAAAATTTTTAATTACAAATTTTAGACCAGAAGTAGTAAAAAAAACTAAAGACGTTGAAATGGCTCAAGCTTCAGTTAGAGATTTAGAAACTGCATTGCAGGAAGCTGTATCATTTTTAGAATTTGTTAATCCTGCTGATAATATTGAATATCAAGAAGCTTTAGGAAAGGTTAAAGAAGCTGAAATCGCGCTTGGACTTGCAGATGTTGCGTTAATAACAGTTCTTAAAAATCAATCTGAATTTCAAAATTTACTTGATAGCTATGAACAAAATCTAGTTAATATTCAAACTCAACTTGAAACAAATGAAGCAAATCAACTTGAAGCACAAAAAGATTTTGATAGGGCTCAACAATTACAAATTGAAGCTCAAGCAAAATATGAAATAGCTCTCAAAACATTTAATGAATTATCAGGCGATTTATCAACTTTAGAAGCTAATGGTGCAGCAGAGAATGATAAAGTTCTACAAGCTATTAATGACCTTTCAGTTAAAACTATTTTGGCTAAAAAAATTAAAGATTTAGAGCAAACTGTTAAAGGTTTAGAACTAACTGTTGGTGGTTTAACAGCCGGTTCTTCGGAGATAGTTAAAAGAGTTACACATTTAGAAGTCGGAGCTGATGATTTAGATGATAGAGCTTATGTTTTAGAAAAGAAAGTTGATTTTGTCGGAAGATCAAAAAGACTTGTTATTCCAAACATATTTAGTTCTAATAAATGGGATTCCCCTAAACTCTAAAGTAGGTTTTAATAGTTCAGTAGCAAAAAAGTAATAATTTAGAATCTCAGATTAATAAAGAATTGGAGCTGTCTTAAAAAAATAAAATATAATGTAAAAAATAATTTTATATTATATTCTTAAGTATTATTATATGGGAAGTTCTCCTACAGAGATTGAGTGTGGGACCATGACTATTTCTTGCTCAAGCATTAATTTTTCAATTTCTGGAGTTTTATATTATACCGCATCTTCACAGGGTAGTGACGCTTGGCTATCATCAAATGGTCAAATTAGTGGTAATAATAATTTTACTGGATATAATTCAGTAATTTTTTTTAACGAGAATAATACACCTAATTCATACGGAATAGCTCTTTTTAGTAATACATCAATTAATAACAATCTTTACTTTACACTTACTGCAGAAATTAATGATTCATCTGGAATTCTGCTTTCTGGAAGTTTTACATCTCCTGTTTATTTTTACAGTCAATCAGGTGCAGTCAATAACTATGTAACGGATTATCTGTCTCAGGAAACAAATTCTAATTCCTCTAATAATCCTGTAACTACTAGTGTAAATTCTATTTCAGAATATGCTGCTAAAAAATCAATTTCCGATTCTGCAACAGCAGATTTAAAAAATGCTTCTGCAGTTGCCTCAGCTAGTGCTGCTGCAAGGTTACAAGCTTTTTTTAAGGGCGATGATTTAGCTAAACAAGCTGCTTTAGATCCAACTAAAAAGCCAGCGGCAGATGCTGCGGCAGCCGCTGCAACCGCAGCTGAAAAAAAAGCTAAAGCAGATGCTGATGCAGTAAAAAAGCTAGAGAAAGAGCTCAAGTTGCAGTTAAAGCTGCAGATGATGCTCTTCCTACAATTGGAGATTTAGTTAATGAGATTTTAGACCAACAAAGTAAAATTAAAACTTTACAAGCACAAGTTGAAGTAGCTTCAGTTTTAAAACGATTTAGATCATATAAAAATTTTACTAAGTAATTTTTTGAAAAATAATTTTTTGAAAAATATAATGTAAAAAAATAATTTTATATTATATTATAATAAAATGAATTCATTTATGAATAGTTACTTTGGACCATTACCAAGAGAATATTGCGTTTATTTCTTAATTTTAGCAGTATTTTTTGGAATTTTATTTGTCATCAGTTTATTTTCAATTGCAACATTTATTATTATGCATTACAAAAAAATAAACTCCTTATTTATCGTTAATTCATTTTTAATATTATTTAATACATTTCTGGGATATTTAGCAAATAGATTGCTATATACAATGTGTGTTAAGAGTATTTAAGTATCAGTATTTTTTATTCTATCTTGTGATGTATTTAGAGGTTTTAAAAACATATCACGAGTTACAATATCATTAACATAACTAGTTTGTAAAAAAGGATTAACACCTCTTTGAGATATCATTTCACGATCAGCCATTTTAATATCTAAATCCTCACGATTTGTGCCATTAGAATTTTCATTTTTTAAAAAAATGGAATTCGTAATACTAATTAATTCATTATCTTGATTTGAAAAGAAGTCTTCTGCTAAAGATTGACTAATTGCATTTTGACCGGAATCATATTCTTTTTCTTGTTTTAGATCCTCTTTTTTTTCTAATCTAGCACTCTTATAATAAGGTTCTCCTTTACTCCATTTCCAATGATTCATTATTATAGTATTTTTTTTAATAATATAATAATAAACTAAATTATAAACCTTCTCGTGTAATTACTAAATTTTTAGTAAACATAAAAGCATCTTTGTTAGTTCTTCTTCTTTTTAAGTTACATTCAAGACAAGCAATAACTAAGTTACCAAAATTATGTCCTATATTATTATTGACTCTATCTAAAGACCATTGTTTTAATTCTCTAACTCTTTCATATAAAATATACATTTCTTCAGAGCAATAATGACATTTCATATTACTAGAGTTTAAAAGTTTTAAAACTTCATCAAAATTTATAAATGATTGTTCATTTAATCTTTTTTTGAGAATATCTTGTTGTTTATAGCTGGATATTTTATTTTTTATATGTGAAATAAATATAGAATTATATTTATTTTTTTCAGAGTTTTTATTTAAGATAGAATTTAAAATATTTAATTGTGTTTCATGGTTTAAGTCAGTATCATTTAATCCCCAAGTTTTAGTTTCAACTCTCATTTTTTTTTCCTTTACTTTTTCTTGAATTATTTTTTTATTATTATTTTTTTTATTAATAGTTTCATTAATAATTATTTTTTTAATATTAGAATTCTCTAAATTTAAATTATAATCCATATTTACTTATATTAAAAACATTATTTTATATTTTAATTCATAAAAAAAATAATCTAAAAAGATTTTATAAATATAGTAGCTATTAATATAAATATTAATATAAAAAACCAAGTTAAAATTAGTTGAACATAATATTATATAAATGAATAAAGAAGAACAAATAAGTGATTGTCATGAATTAAAAAGTATAAAATATAAAACAATGATATTAAATGGTGTTCAATGGCCCGAAACCAAATCTTCAAGCGATTTAACAAATCTGGATAAATTTTTAGAAAATGAAAAGAACAATAATTCTTTTGAACCATGGAGTAAATTAGACAAAACTGCAAAAATAAAAAAACTAACATTTTTTGCAGAAAATTATAAGAAAGAGAATAATTTGACAGATGAAGAATATGATAGTTTAATCATTTTTTTTAGAGACTGCTTAGATAGAAAAAAGTTACAAAGAGTAAAAGATGTAAATTATAATAAAGAAACTGGAGAAATAAAAGATATACCAGCTCTGCACTATAATAAACCAATTAATCATTTTACATTAAAAAATATGGATAAGCGGGTTTCAACTGTTAGAGGTTTAACTCCTAAGAAAAAACAAGGAACAGTTAAAAATGTTAAAACTTTAGAATATGATTCCGAGAAGGAAGAATAAACGTAAAAATGTAAAAACGCAAAAAAATTGAATTATTTTTTATATAATGAGTTAAATGTAATTTATTATATAAAAATAAATATATTATGGAAGATTTGATAGATATTACCGATAATATAATTCCAATGGATGATCATAAATATTTTAACGAAGAAGAAACATTGGAATTATATCAGACTTGTATTAATATTATGGAAGAATTTATAAAAGATAATCATAAAATAATCTCAGACCCAGAATTTGAAAGCATATTTGATGAAAATATTGAAGAAATAATGCACTCGCATTTTGATTTTGATATATTTTACAATGATGAAGCTGAGGAAGAAATGGAAGAAATTATTGATCAAGCTAAAAACGATTTATTTAAATATTTTATTCCTCCAAGATCATATCCTGATACAATAATTTTAACCGAACCAAATTATGAAGAGTTAAGTGTTAAAATAGATATTTTAAGAAAAAAACCACAACCTGAACAAAGAACCAAGGAATGGTATGAATTTAGACATAATCTGATAACTGCATCCAACGCATATAAAGCTTTTGAAAATCAAACTACTAAAAATCAATTAATTTATGAAAAATGTCAACCATTAAATCATAATTTATATATTGATCAAAATGAAAGTGTAAAGGAAATAGTAATGGTCAATACAAATACCTCTCTACATTGGGGTCAAAAATACGAGCCTTTATCTGTCAAAATTTATGAATATACTTATAATACTGAGGTAGAAGATTTTGGGTGTATTCAGCATGATAATTATTTGTTTATAGGAGCATCTCCAGATGGTATTAATGTTAAAAATGACTCACAACGGTATGGAAGAATGTTAGAAATAAAGAATATAGTAAATCGTGAAATTGATGGAATTCCAAAAAAAGAATATTGGATACAAATGCAACTTCAAATGGAAGTTTGTAATCTTAATGAATGTGATTTTTTAGAAACAAAATTTATTGAATATTCTGATAAACAAACTTATATAGAAGATACTTTAACTGAGATATTTGAAGATGAAGATGGTAACGAATTTAATAATGTATGCTTATCAAAAGATGAAAAAATGAAAGGAATTATTATATATTTTCATACCAAGGAAGGCAAACCATTTTATGTATATAAACCTCTTGATATTGTTCATCCTTATGATATTGAAGATTGGGAAGAGAAATCATTAGAATATTATCAAGAATCTGATAAATATAAATATGTTTATATGAAAACAATTTATTGGAAATTAGATATTATTAGTTGTGTTTTGGTATGTAGAAATAATCAGTGGTTTAAGGATAATATAGGAGAATTAGGTGAAATTTGGCAAGTTATTGAAAAAGAAAGAATTTCTGGATTTGACCATCGTGCTCCTAATAAAAGGGAAAAACAAAAAAATGATAATATTCTTGATTTTACAAGTAGCAGCCCTCCTGTTGGAAAATGTTTATTGCAACATAATAAAGATATAGGTAAAATAACTTTAACTAAATTAGATTAGATTAATATAAAATATTTTCATTTGTAGGAATGGAAAAATATAATTCATTTGGTTCTGATCTAAAATAACCAACTCTAGCTCCAGGACCTTCTTCTGCTGGGGGTAAGGGAGTTACATAATTGGTTTTTGTATTTTTTTTATTGTAATAAACAGCATTACAAAAATCAGCGCGAACACAGGTTCCCTCATCAGGATTATAAGGATATCGTATATTATTTGTAATTTGTTTATAAGATCCTACTTTAAAAACTGGATAGTGCCACCAAATATCACTATAATTATTAAGAGATGTCTGATTTTTACCAATTTTTGGAAAATCATTTAATATTGCTTGATCAACGGATATTGGATAAGTTCCAGGTGTTTTTAAATCACCTGAATCAAAACCCTCTACAAATTTTAAAAAAGGAGCTAAATATAATCCTAATGATATAACTAATATTAACATTATGCATGTTTTATAAAAAATGTATTTCATTATATAATATATATTTATAAAAAGATAATTTACATTTTGAATAAAAATTGACTTAAAATTAAAAGCCTATTAACTAATATAAATATAATGGAAACTAATCATATGTATGTAACAAAAAGAAATGGCGAATTGGAAGAAATTGAATTTGATAAGATTTTAAATAGAATTAAAAAAATCGGTATTGAAGCTGAAATTCAAATTAATTATCAACAGTTAGTTATGAAAGTTATTGATCAGCTTTATGATAAAATACCAACAACTAAAATTGATGAATTAGCAGCAGAACAGTGTGCGTCTATGTCTACTTTGAATCCAGATTATGCAACTTTAGCAGGTCGTATTATTATATCAAATCATCAGAAAAATACCGATCCTATTTTTTATAATGTAATGAAGGAATTATATGAATTTAATGATGTTCATGGTTTAAATTATCCACTAGTTAATGAAGATTTATGGAATTTTTTAAAATTTTACAAAGAAGATATAAATTCCATGATTGTTAATGATAGAGATTATTTAATTGATTATTTTGGATTCAAAACCCTAGAACGGGCATATTTATTTAAAAAGGAAAACAAAATTTTAGAACGTCCTCAGCATATGTGGATGCGTGTAGCAATTGGAATCCATGGAAAATACATCAATTCTGATTCGTTAAATCTCGTCAAAGAAACTTATGATTTAATGTCACAAAAATATTTTACTCATGCAACACCAACATTATTCAATGCAGGCACTCCTAGATCGCAATTATCTAGTTGCTATTTAGTTGCTATGGAAAATGATAGTATTAATGGTATCTATAATACATTAAAGGATTGCGCTTTAATTTCTAAATATTCTGGTGGTATTGGATTACATATTCATAATATTAGAGCAAAAGATTCTCATATTAAGGGCACTAATGGAAAAACTGATGGTTTAGTTCCAATGTTGCGTGTCTTTAATAATACAGCAAGATATGTAAATCAAAGTGGAAAACGTAACGGTTCATTTGCTATTTATTTAGAACCCTGGCATGCGGATATAATAGATTTTTTGGAATTAAAAAAGAATCATGGAGATGAAGAATTAAAAGCACGTGATTTATTTTATGCTTTATGGATTCCAGATCTGTTTATGGAAAGAGTGAAAGAAAAAAATGGTAAGTGGAGTCTTTTTTGTCCAAATGAATGTCCTGGTTTAAGTGATGTTTATGGAGATGAGTTTGTCAAACTTTATGAAAAATATGAAAAAGAAGGTAAGGCAAGAAAAACTTTAAATGCCCGTGATTTATGGTTTTCTATTCTAGATTCACAAATGGAAACTGGTAATCCATATATTCTTTACAAAGATGCATGCAATAAAAAATCAAATCAACAAAATATTGGCACAATTAAATCATCTAATTTATGCTGTGAAATAATTCAGTACTCTAATGAGAAAGAAACTGCTGTGTGTAATCTTGCATCAATAGCTTTACCAGCGTTTGTAAACGAAGAAACAAAACAATTTGATTATGATAAACTTCATGAAATTACAAAAGTTGTAACTAATAATCTAAATCAAGTTATTGATATTAATTTTTATCCTACAGAAAAAACGAAGACAAGTAATTTTAGACATAGACCTATTGGAATAGGTGTTCAAGGGTTATCTGATACTTTTATTATGATGGATATTCCTTTTCATTCTGAAGAAGCAAAAGAAATCAATAAATTTATTTTTGAAACAATATATCATGCAGCCTTAGAAAAAAGTAATGAAATTTCATTAGAACAAGGAAAAAGAATTCAAGAATTGATATTATGTGGTAAAGAAATCACTAATTATATTAAAAAAGAAGAAGAAACTTCTGTTTCATCAAGATTAACTGAAAATCAAAATTTACTTGGTGCTTATAGTTCTTTTGAGGGTTCTCCAGCTTCAAAAGGTATTCTCCAATTTGATATGTGGAATGTTATGCCTAGTAGTCGTTACGATTGGTCAAGTTTAAAGCAATCAATTGTTAAAAATGGATTAAGAAATTCTCTTTTAGTTGCTCCAATGCCAACCGCTTCAACATCACAAATCTTAGGTTATAACGAATGTTTTGAACCATTAACAAGTAATATTTATTCAAGAAGCACATTAGCAGGAGAATTTGTAGTTGTAAATAAATATTTAATGAAAGAGTTAATTAATTTGGGATTATGGAATGAACAAATAAAAAATAATATAATTGCAAATAAGGGATCAATTCAACAATTAAGCATTATTCCTGAGGTTCTGCGAAATAAGTATAAGATTGTCTGGGAAATTCCAATGAAACATTTAATTGATATGGCTGCTGATAGAGGTGCATTTATATGTCAAAGTCAAAGTTTAAATTTGTGGATGGAAGAACCTGTTTATAATAAACTAACATCAATGCATTTTTATGCATGGGATAAAGGATTAAAAACAGGAATTTATTATTTAAGAAGAAAGGCAAAACATCAGGCTCAACAGTTTACAATTGAGCCAGATGTAATAGAGAAACAAGAAGAAATATGTGAAATGTGTTCTGCATAAAGATAAGATTATTTAGTTTTTTTTACATTTTTTTTTAATGATTTTTTTCTTTTTGTTGTCTTTCTTCTTTTTGTTCTCTTTTTAGAGCCAGCTTTTTTTGGAAAACTCACATAATTTATTCCAGTAATACGCTTGTATCTTCCTAACCTGCTATTTGCATTATTTTCATTTCTTATTTCTTGAATATTTCTTCCTGTCATTTGTGATTCTAATAGATCATTATCAATTAAATCGCACATTTTTAATCCAATTTCTCCAACGCCTTCAGGATTTGTTCCATCAGGGGTAAATTCGTTAACAATTTTTACAATTGGATTGATAGGATTTAAATCTTTCAAAAGAATATAAATATCTGGTTCTCCAACACCACATACTGGAACTTCATAATTTTCATCAAAATGAATTCCTTGAAACCATAAACGATAAAATACTCTTAAACATGCTACAACATCAATTAAAGCATTATGTAAAGCTTCTTCTTTAGGAGCATATCCAAACATTCTGAAATATGCTTGATTTAATCTTGGCATTTTAAAAATAGGAGGTGTTTTTTTACAGTTATATGTGTAACAAATTTTTACACTATTGATGGATTTACATGCGGTGCAATAAAATTTGTCTCTTGATGTAATAATATGATCAAAAAAATCTCTTTGTTCCGTTCTAGCACATTCTGCTAACAACATATTCATATCAAATTCAACATTATGTCCAGTTACAACATCTGATTGGTTAAAATAATCCATAAATTGAGTAATTGCTGAATCCATGTTTACTCTTTCAATTCCATTTTGTAATCCGGATTCAATAGCTAGTTTAGTAATTGGATGTGCTTGAGCCAAATATTCAGGAGTTGTAAATTTTTCAGGAATATTAATATAAATATCTTTAACGATAGTTTCATTATTATCAGTATTAAAAAAAATATAACTAAGCTGAACAATATATGCCCATGTATCTTTATAATTTTGTAGGGTTTCCGGTTCATTTTCTATGTAATGTTTTTCTAGATCACTTGCTTGTCTAATTTCATTTAATCGTTCAGTATACTCTTGATAGGTTTCCCATTTATTTCCATTTTTTATAGGCGGAATTTTATCTTCGCTAATTTGAAACGGAGGTAAACCTGTTGTTTCAGTGTCAAAGACTAATATTTTTACCATTTATTTATATAATAAGATAAAAAAATTATTATATAAAATATCAAATATCAAATATCATTTATACAAATTCTTTACAGATACCAAAAGTTTTTCTATGCCATTTAGTAATTCCATATTGTTTAATTCCATCCATATGTTTTTTAGAACCATATCCTTTGTTAGAATCTATTCCATAATGTTCAATTAATTCTGGATTATTTAAACAAAGTTCCTCAATATATTTATCTCTTCCTACTTTTGCTAATATGGATGCCGCCGCAATACTACAATATAAATTATCTCCACCTTCAATCATTTGGTATTTTATAGTCTCCATTTTTGTTTTGGTTTTATTAAGTATTGTATAAGGTTTAAAATAATTCCCATCAACTAACAAAAGTATATTTTCATTATTTATAAATTTATCATCTTTTGATAATTGTTTTAGTATATTTTTAATGCATTTATGCATAGCAGATTGAGTTGCTTGTAATATATTTATCTCGTCAATTACATGTTCATCTTCATATTCAATAGACCAAGCTAGAGCATGTTGTTTAATATATTCAGCAGATTCTTCAATTTTCTTTTTACTATGAAATTTTTTACTATCTTTTAATAAAGAGTAATTGAAACTATCATCTTTAGGTAAAACAACTGCTCCTGCATATACACGTCCAAACATTGGACCTCTTCCAGCTTCATCAATTCCAATTTCAATAATTAAAGGATCTTCATTAAAACATTTGGATAAAACGATATTGTAAGTGCCTTTTTCTAATTTTACTCTTTTAATTAGTGGTTTTCCATTTTCAGACATAAATAATAATATTGATTAAAAACAAATTCCAAAAATTTAAAATCAATTTTTTAAAAAAAGTTTTTTCGCATTATAAATTATACAATGACTGGTAAATTATTAATATTTTTTGTAATTTTATTATTAGGACTAATTTTATTTTCAATTTTAGGAGGAAGTAAATTTTATAACGGAATAAAGGAAGTTTTCTCTGATTCTCAATCATTTACTGCTCCTAATGGTTCTAATGCTGTAATTACAAAAGATTCTAACGGTCAAAGTGTTTCTGTTGTTACTGATAGCTCAGGTTCTACACAAACATATTATCAATCTGATACAAAGCAAAACAATATGGGATCATCAATTATGTTTACAGGTCCAGATGGTTCAACAGGACTATTAAGTGCAGATTCGTCAGGTGTAACAAATTTTATGACTAAAGATAATAATGGAAACCAAATAACATTTACGTCAGATAATTCTTCTAATAATAATTCTTCTAATAATAATTCTTCTAATAATAATTCTAATAATAATAATTCTTCTAATAATAATTCTTCTACAAATTATGATAATTATAATCATTACGATGGTTCGTCCTATCCGTCAATATTTTATGGTCCTAATGGAGGGACTGCAAGAATTATTCAAACTCCAAGCAATAATACAATTGTGATAACTAACAAAAATGGAACAACGGATATATATTATATAAATAATGATACGAATACAAATATGAATGTTCAAAACTATTATGGTCCTAATGGTGGTTCAGCTAAAATAATTACATTAAAAGATGGTAGCAAAGCTGTAGAAATTACTTTACCAAATGGATCAAAATTAGTATACAAATCAAATAATAAAGATTCTCAAACTAGTCAAGACTCAACTATAAATCAATATTCTCCAGATTCTAATACAACAGGATCTGATTATAATAATGCGTTTGCCAATATTAATCCTTATTCAAGTAATACAATTACAGGACCAGGAGGAAACACCTATTCTACTTATGATTCTTCAGCATATATGAATTCTTTACCACAAGGTATTCCAAAAAGTATGATTTTACCTGGTCAAGAAGATTTATATATTTTGAAATCTCAAGTTGTTCCGCCAGTATGCCCAAAATGTCCTGATCCAATAGTTCAATGTCCTGATAACAATGATGTGACAAAGTGTCCGCCTTGTCCACCGTGCTCGAGGTGTCCTGAACCAGCATTTGACTGCAAAAAAGTGCCTAACTACAACGCATTCAATCCAGACTACATGCCAGTGCCAGTTTTGAATAGTTTTTCCAGCTTTGGAATGTAAAAATAAATAAAATATCATAAAAATAAAAATATATTTTATATTTATATGTTAATGGGTAAATATAAAACGAGAAAAAATACAAGAAATAAAAGCACCAAATATTACAAAAGTAAAAGTAAAAGTAAAAGAAAAAGTAAAAAGCAAAAAAAAGGAGGAATGTTAAGTCTTTTTTCAAATAAAAAAAGACAAAAAATTTATCCTTCTGATTATATTTTAAGCCCAATTCATAATGAATATGAGCCTGGTTTGGAAATGAGAGGTGCTCCTACCAATAGACAATTACAATTAATACCTGAAGAAATAAATGTAATTTATAATAATGAAGAAAATGAAGAAATAATTGGAAAATATAAGGAAGAAGTAAATCCGAATTGTGATGCTTGGGTATCAGTTTTAATTCAAGATAGCGGAGAAAATAATGAATGTGAAACAAAAGAATCACCTTTTCAAAGTCCTCCAAGAATTATACAACAAGTTGTAAATACACCACTTGGAGATTATAATAAAATAAAAACACCTGATACCAACGATGTTATTGTAGGAGTTTCTTTAATACAATTTCCTATCATAATAATAGAATACTTAAAAAAGTTAGAAAAAAATAGGCTAAATGGAAAAAATTTGCGAGAATATTTATATGATAAATTAGGTAATCAATTTATAGAGATTCCTAGAGATCAAGAAACAAATATAAATCTAAATAATTATTATAAATATTTTTTATGTTTATTACAGGCTCGTGGTTTTAAGATTTTTCAAAATAATAAAAATATTTTAGATAAATACTTTAATACTAGTGTTTTTAATGATTCTAATCAGACAGATTTTAATAGAAAAGAATTTTTTAATTTTGCTTTAACCATTTTTCCATCTATTGATTTTAAGGAAAAATTAAAAAATAAATTGCGAATTGATTTTACAGGAGAAGCGTTAGCAAGTGTTACCGGACTAGGTACCAATTTTGGAAATCCGAATGATCAATATATTAGTAGTTTTGAAAAAAATAAAGAGCCAGGAATAAAGTGTGAAGAGCCTGAAATAGAGTGGATAAAAAAATGTATTAAAAATAGAAAAAATAATTATTTATATAAAAAAGATAGTAGTAATAAATGGAAATTACAAACAGTTGAAGAAGCAAAAGATATTGGTGAAAAAATTAAAAATAATGTTTTTAAACAACAATGTGCTAAATGTTGGATTTGTAATTGTGATATTTATCATTATTTTTGGCAAAATAATAAGGAAAGAATATATTTAAATAGCAAATGTGGTGAAGATGAGCATGTTTTTCCACCTGGAGTTGGTGATATAATTGGAACCTTAAATCAAAGCGCAAAAATAATGAAAAAAACTATTTCTGAAAAAGGACCTGAAACTTTATATTTATATAGTTTACGACCTTCACATTCATTTTGTAACCAAGTAAAATCTGATTTTTTATTTTATTATTTAATGAATATAAATGGAAAAATTGATGAGACATTGAAACTAAATTGGGAAAATTGTTGTAATAATTGGTTCAAAAAGGAAAGATATCATAGTTATGAGAATATAGCAGTTGAATTTAAAAATAGTTACATTGATTATTCTAATTACACTATAAATACAATAAGAAATTATTTAAATAAGAATATAGCTATAAAATTAAAAGATCAGGCAGACCTGGGTGCTAGTAATATAGGAAATATGTTGAAATTAAAATTATTAATTTATATAGTTCAAATTGGAAAAGATATAATTGGTGAAGAATTTACCGAGAAATGGAATATAGAATAAAGTAAAAAAATTGAATTATTACTAGCTCATACTAAATTGGGGTAATAATAATTCAATGTATCAATCAATCAAATTAAGACCTAATCAATTTAAAGCACTACAAGCTTCGGAAGACAATGATTTTGAATCAGGCGTTCATTTTCATGCAACAGGAACTGGAAAATCATGGATAGGAATGAATTTAATCAATAATTTTCATGAAAAATATCCCAAAGCTAATATATTATGGATTTGTGAGAAAAAATCTATACTTATTGAACAGTTCAATATAAATAATATAAAAGAACGTAACTTTTTATCAATAATGAAAAAATTCAATGTTCTTAATTTTTCTGAATATAAGCTGGATAATTGGTATCATAGTGTTAACTCATCCAAATTTTGGAATAAACCTTTACTCCTGATTATTAATCGTGCTTATTTAGTTTCAAGTGATAAATATAAAAAGATTAAAATACCAATTCATTTAATAATACATGATGAATGTCATACAATTACAAATGAAACAACAAGATTATTCTATGAACACTTTCTAAAATCATCTGTTATACCAAAATGCATCGGATTTTCTGCTACACCCGAGCTAACATATAAACCATTTGATAATATTTTATCGCAATATTCAATTTACGATTCTTATATGGATGACGTAATTGTTCCACCAAAAATAAAATGGTTCACGTGTGATCAAATGATTGAGCAAGATGAGATTATAGATTTGACGAAGCAATTGATTGAAAAACCACATATAATTTATAAAAAAATAATTATATGGTGTGGTATGATAGAATCCTGCTTTCATCTGGCTGAAAATTGGCAAAAATATTTCCCAGATTATCTTATTTGTATTGATACTAGTTTAGCGAATAATAATTTTAAATCTTATAATGAATTTAGAGAAGCAGATTCTAAAGCTATTTTATTCTGTGCATGTAAACATAGAGAAGGATCTGATATAAAAAATTTGGACTGTTGTGTATTTCTTGATAAAGTTGAGAATAGATCACCAAAAGTTTTTGTTCAATGTATTGGACGTGTTTTAAGATTAGATGCAAGCAGAAGAAAGAAGTTTGGATTAATAATTGATATAAAAGCAAAAAATTCTTATACAATATGTAATAAATTAAATGATTACCTCAAATTGCCAAATAATGTATTTCCTTGGAAATATAATTATATCACAGTATCAATGAAAAATAATAAATTAATTAAAATAAATACACTTACAATGACAAAAAATAATATTAATAGATACATAGTTCCAGAATTATTAGATTCTAGTAATTCTGATATTCAAAAATTATTTGTTAGAAAAATTCCTTCTAATCTTCCTGTATATAGAGAACGATTAGAATACGAGTTAAATTTGCTGAATAGAAAAAATCTAATTTCTCATCTTATACAAGCAATTCAAATTCTTAATATTACAAAGAATATACCACATGTAACAAGAGGGTCTTGTGGTTCTTCTTTAGTATGTTATTTGCTAGGGATCAGCCATATTGATCCAATTTTAAACAATATTAAGTTTTCAAGATTTTTAAATGAATATAGAAATAATTTGCCGGATATTGATTTAGATTTTCCACATAACTTACGTGATGAAGTCTTTTTAAAAATAGAATTACAATGGCCAGGAAAAGTAGCTAGAATTAGTAATCATGTATATTATCACGAAAAATCCGCATTAAGACAAGCAATAAGAAATGCGGGTATTCGTAAATTTATAGGAAAGAATGATATTAATAAGGAACTAAAGGGTTTATCAAAAGAAACGCAGCAATTCATAAACTTAGAAAAAAATAAATTAGATAATACATTTAAATGTTATTCTTTGCACTGTGGGGGCATAGTTTATTACCCATCTGGTGTTCCAGAAGAAATATTAATTAATAGTTCATCTTCATCTTCATCTTTAAAACAGATAAATATGAATAAGCATGAAGTGGCAAAAGATAAGAATTTTAAAATAGATATTTTATCAAGTCGTGGTTTATCACAACTATACGAAATAAACAAATATTCGCTTAAAGGAATAGAATTTGAAGAATTTGTTTATGATAAAAAAACATTTGATATGTTACATAGAGGAGATAATATAGGTATTACTTTAGCAGAATCACCGTTAATGCGTATAGCTTTCATGAAATTCAAACCTGTTTCATTGCATGATTTAGCTGTTTGTTTATCAATAATTAGACCGGCGGCATCTGATGCAAGAAATGTAGAAGAAATAGTAGATGATTTAATTATATTTGATGATGATGCTATTGATATAATTTCAAAAGAGTGTAATGTTTGCGAAGAAGATGCGGATAAATATAGACGTGCTTTTGCTAAAGGGGATAAAGTAGGAATTGCAGAATTCAAAAAACAAATAGAGTATTTATCAAAAGATAAACAAAAAAATATAATGAAAAAAATGTCTAATTTATCAAGATATGGCTTTTGTAAAGCTCATGCATTTTCATATGCGCAACTTATATGGAAATTAGCATATATGAAAGCACATAATCCTAAAGATTTTTGGAAGGCAAGTTTAAATAATTGTGATTCTTCATATAAAAAGTGGGTTCATTTATATGAAGCAAGATTAGCTGGTGTAGATGTTAATAAGAGAGCTCTTAAAAAGGATGATGTTTCAGTTTATGCCATTAACAGAAGAAAGAAAATAAATAATTATACACCTTTTCAGCAGTTAAAACTCTATGGATATTGGGATATGATTGATGATGATTTCTTTCCAGATTGTTATTTTGTAAAACGCGATAACGATACTTATGATTTTAATGGAATAATCGCCTCAAGTCGTCAAAAAAAAAGGGGAAAAGAGAGTATGGTAATGATATTTATTGGTGTTGCAAAACATAAATATATACAAGTAAATATAAATAAAATAACTTATTTTGATTTGAAAAATGTAGGTATAAAAGGATCAGGTAAATGTGTATCAAACTTAGATAAACTATGTGATATTATTACTTGTGATAACTATTCATTTTATTAGTTTCTATTCTTTAGTTTTTAAACATTTCTTGTCAATTTGTAAAGTCGCTCCTTTTTCATCTTGAGGAACAATTTTTAAAATACATTTTGCCTTTTTTCCATATAATGGTTCTGTGCAACCTTTTTCTTTTTTTTCTTTTTTTTCTTTTATTTCATCAAATTTAAATACTTTAGGTTTTTCATCAGTGCAACGTGATCTAAAATGTTCATATCTTTCTCTTATATCGCAATAAGTTAAATTGGATTTTTTATGAAGCATTTTATTTACTAATTCATGAAGATTATAAATATAACGTGAAAAAGAATCACGATTTTTCATATCCTTCATAGTTAAAGGAAGATGTTTAAAATTAGTTTTCAAATTTTTGCGACATGCACTACATGGTAAAATATTTTGTAAAGATAATACATAATCTCTATATTGTTTTTTTTGTTCCGGAGAAGGATTAACTGGATAATTAAAACTAATAGTGTGAAGCATATGCCATTGAGGAGGTCCCCAAACTGTAGTTAGAAAGCCATCGCCAGAATAAAAATCCCCATTTTTAAAAACACGATTATTATTTTTTCTGGTTTTATTTTTTAATTTTCTATTTTTATTAGTTTTAGTTTTAGTTTTTTCCATTTATATAATATTATAAAAAAATAAAATATAAATATAATTCAATGGATCAGTCTGATTCTTCCTATAATGTAAATTTAATGATTATTGAATTTTCAAAATCAACTCAAAATGTATGTATGTGTTTAACATTATCTATGTTTCTTATAATATTATTTATTATGACTCCGCTTAATAGATTTTTCTTATCATCAATTTTTGGAAAAATCATTATTCTTATAATTTTAGGATATACAATATATTACAGTATAACCAAAACAAATAAATTTTATAAAAAACTAAATAATGATTTTAATATGTCTTTAACTTCAGGAGATTGGGATCCCGTGAAAACAAATATATTGTGCAGTTATATATTTTCAGCTTTCTTATTGATATTAATAATTTCAGTTATAAGACAATTTTTTTAAAATATTTCTTTTTTCTTTTCTTTCTTTTATTTGGTTTTAGGATAATTAATTTTTATTACTTAATTGATTAAAAAAATATTTTTATATTTTTTACAGAATGCAAAACGAATCTTATAGATTTTTTCGTTGAAAACAATTTGATTTTTACAATCATTTCTTGATATAATTACAAGTTTACCATCCGAATCTCTTATAATCATTTTCTATTTATATTTATATTATAAACTTTATATTCGTTTAAAATATAATCAAATTTATTCTTATTTATTATATATAATGATTAGTAATTCAAACACTGTTAATAATAGATTTCAAGTATTAAAAACTGGAGGATTCGTAAATAGATTTAGAGGATTAATGAATTGGAAAACATTATTATTAATCATTTTTGTATTATTCTTACTAATTTTTGGTTATTATACTTATAAAAATTTTGTTAGTAATAAAACATCATTTAAAGCCAATAGAGAACATATTTCAAAAGATCAAAATTCAAATAAATCAGCTAATATGATTTTATTTTATGTAGATTGGTGTCCTCATTGTAAGACTGCAAAACCAGAATGGGATTCTCTAAAAACAGAATACGAAGGCAAAAGTATTAATGGTTATAATTTGATGTTTACTGAATACAATTGCACAAATGAAAATCAAGAAATTAGTCAATTAATGGATAAATATAGTATTGAAGGTTATCCAACAATAAAGTTGATTAAAGATAATCAGGTAATAGAATATGATGCTAAACCTACCAAGTCAACAATGGAACAATTTCTAAATACAGTATTATAGCTTCTCTTTTAAAAAATCTAAGGCAGTTTGTTCTCCAATTTCAATTAAATTTTTTCTTAATTCCGAATTACTATAACATTCGGTAAAAGAATCTAAACTAAATGGATTTTTATCGGTATAAATAATTACTTCATTATTGATATTTTCTAATTCAATACTTTTTCTAATATGATGAATTACGTTAGTTGTAAAACCAAATAAAAAATCTAAAATAGAAGATTCTTTTTGAATATTAACTAAAAAATCATTATTATCTTTCAAATATTTGATGCCAAGTATTTCATCTTTACAATTATGATCATTAAGGCATTGGTTTAAAGGGTAGTTATGTTTTATACCTCCATCTATAAAACATTTATTATCAGAAAATACAGGCATAAATATACCAGGAACAGAACTTGACATTGTTATGGCATCAATAAGTAGTAAATCAGGATGAGTTTTATGGGATAATTCTAATGTATCAAACCTATTTAATTCAAATGTAAATATATGCAAATCAATTTTAGAAAATTCATAAAACTCTTTTAAAGTGACATTTAATGTTAAATCTTTGGCTTCTAATAATGATTTAAAAATTATTTTAAAAAAATTATTATCAAATATTCCTTTGTTAGTGTAAAAATTTAGTAATTGATTAGGATTGATCTTAATAGAATCCTGCCATGGTCTTTCAATAACATATTTGTTCAAAGTTTCCCAATCATATTTTAAACAAATAAAAGCTCCAATAATAGAACCAACGGAGGTTCCATATATTGATTCAATGTCATCAAATTTCCAAAACTTTTCTTTTTCAAGTTTTTGAAGTGCTCCTAAAAATTGAAATCCTAAAGGTCCACCTCCTGAGATTACAAGATGTTTAATAGGCATATATAATAAATATTTTTTGATAAAAATTTATTTAACGCATAAAATAAATTTTTTTTTCTTTTATTGATTTAAATGGCAAATATTTTTACATTAGAAAATTTTAATGATTTTTCAGAAAGGATAAACATTGATGATTTATATGAAAAAAAAAGACAAAATGATTTGTCAAAGCTTGAATTATTTAAGAAAATATTAAACCGTATTCATGTAAGAATTAAAACTACGGCAAGAAATAATACTCATGAAAAATTTTGTTGGTTTGTAGTGCCAGAAGTAATAATAGGTGTTCCAAAATACGATCAAGCCGCTTGTATAGCTTATTTAATGGATACTTTAAAAACAAATGGATTTCAGATTAGATATTTTCATCCAAACACAATTTTTATTTCATGGAATCATTGGGTGCCTTCCTATGTTAGAAATGAAATAAAAAAGAAAACGGGCATTCAAATTAATGAATATGGAGAAAAAATTCAAGAAGAAATAAATGAACAAGAAGAAGAAATGAATAACCAAGGAACAATTCAACAAATAAAGAATAGTAAAAAATATACTCCAATTCAGTCTTATAAACCATCAGGAAAGTTAGTTTACAATGAAGAATTATTAAATAAGATTGAGAATAAGATAAACTAACAAAATGATTTAAAGTAATTTAATTTATTTTCTATTTTTTCTTGTTTTTTTTTTAGATTTTTTTCTTACTTCGTTGTAAAGTTTATAAGATTTCTTGTTTTTAGATTTTTTTCTTAATTCGTTGTAAAGTTTATAAGATTTTGATTTTGTTAGTTTACCACCAAGAGAAGATTTTGACTCATTTATTATTCCTTTTGGTGATGTAATCATAGTTGATTTATAACCATATCCTAGAGTTTGAGAAAGATTACGCATAAATTGTTCTGGAACATTATATTTTAGCTCTAATAATTGTAATATTTTTTGTTTTTCTGTTCTATCATTCAGTAAATTGTTTAATTCAATTTTTGCCTGATCTTCACTAATATAACTAACAGATAAATATCCTATATTAATATAAAATCTTGTATATACAGGATTTAAATAAACATACTCATCGTGAATAGCAATAAATTTATCTACTTCAACAATATCACCTTGATTTTGTAAAATAGTCCTACCTAAATATTCTAACTTTTTTATATGTTTTGGAATAATTTTATGTGTGCTAAATGAAGTAACAATTCCTTCAATATTGGTTTGTGTAGTTCCATTAATAGCTGAGTTAATTTCTTGAACAAAATCAATTGGATAATTGTTTTTGTTAACAATAAATTCAGTATTTTCTGGATATTCAATATCATCAATAAATTCAGGATTATTTAATAAATAATAATATATCTTGCTATCATTATAAATATCTCTTACAGCAAAACTATTAATAATTGTGCCAAGACCATATTTTAAAATGGGTGCTAATTTTATTAGAATAATTTCTAAATTGTTCAAAAATTCAATAAGTAAATCTTTATATGCTGGACACATATCATTTAATATTGGGATCTGAGCTGCACATCTATTAATCACTATGTATTTTAAAAGACTTATGAATGCTATGGATATTTGATTAACTAAGTAAGGGGGTAGAATAAAAATTAGTTCTCTAAAAATTTCATTAGTAAAAACTGAAAATATTAAACAACGTAAAATAATGAAAAAATACTTATTTAATTTTGTATTTCTGGGTGCGCCGCCTTTTAAAATTGTATCTTTTGTTTCACATTTTGAAAAAAAAGCTTTAAATTCCTTATTTGTTTCATCATTATATTTTTTAATTTCATCATTAAAATTATTGAAATTAATGATTTCCATGGCATCTTTATTACATTCCATTTATATTATCAAAATATTTAAAAAATTGGAAATAATATATATTAAAAAAGGAACTTAAAGGCTCTTTAAGTTAAAAATTAAATAATATATATTAAAAAAGGAACTTAAAGGCTCTTTAAGTTAAAAATTAAATAATATATAT